GCTATGAACCACTTATTTCTCATGCTTTTTTCCCCAAAAAATATAATTAGGTTTCTCTACTTTATTATAGATAACTTCATACTCCGTAAAAGGCTCTTCCCTTATAAATTGTATCCAAAAAGCTTCGTCATACTCAGGGACATATCCACACGCAGGACCAAACTGAAAAGTACCTCCTAGCTTTACCCAAGAACTCGCTTTAATTAAATCCTCTCGAATGTGAGAATTGTTAATATTATACCCAGTATATCCATGACACCCATGTATACTTACATGATCATACTGTTTAATAGGAGAAAATTCTAATATGCTGACGTTATGATGTTGTGCGCTACTGCGGCCCCAACGACTCCTCTCTAAACAGCTATCTAAGGATTCAAATACTCCCCCCTTTATTAGGGAAGGATAATGGAAGGTATAAGTATTAGTTCCCACAAATAAAATATTACCTGAAATAGAAGGAAGATATCTTTTGGTTAACCAAACTCTATCGTTACTCATGCTCTCTTAACGTACCACACCGTATTATGTGATAAGGATACTGCTTTATTTAAAGGTTTAAAATATTCTTCGACAGCACACTGCACCCCAGGAAATCCGTTACAAAAATCATGCCCCGCCAAAACTCCTCCTACTCTAACTTTGGGATACCAAGCACTAATATCTTCTTTCACAAACTCATAAGTGTGATTTGCATCAATGAAAACTAAATCAAAATGCTCGTCCTCAAACTCTTTAGCAGCATCCACTGAGAATTTTTTAACGAAATGACATCTATCTTCTTCTATATACTTACTTAAATAAGTCCTGGCTTGAGTTTCTGCTTCGCTCATATCGAACGGCTCTACATATCCGTATCCATCATAAACTAAATATGGATCAACACAAGTAAGATCAAGATCATTCTGAGTAGAATTCTCTAACAGAAACCAGCCAGTTCTACCTTCTTGACACCCTATCTCAGCAATCTTTGTATATGCGTTATCTTCAATCAAATTGTATAGCACATGCCAACGCATTTGTTTATTTTGAACTCTTGGATCTGAAATATGCACCCCTCCCCCTGGGGGGTTGTGAGTCATGGGATGTTCTTTCATAACTCTATTCCTATGTTATGTAAAAACTCTTTATCATTCAAAATCTGTTGAACTTTATCTCCTCCTGCGTAATGCATGCAATAAATCTCTTCTAGACGGGTGCATCCTGCTTCTCGCACGGCACCCATTAGATCTCCCCCAAACTTCCAAGCATCTGAAACTCTAGCCCACCCTCTAGTGAAATGCCATCGGTAAGGAAGAATATTAACATCAAAAGAACACTCAGTTAAAGCATAATTTAACTGCCCTTGATCTCCTCCCCACGGTCCAATATGCCAGGGGGCATGAAGGTGCTGATTTATTTCTTTAATTTCTTTCTTGGTAGATACTACTATACCGCTGCTGAAGTATCTAAGAAAAATTCGCTTCGGAAAACCGAAGTACTGATCAATATACCCAGCTACTTTAGCCCATTCCCACCCCTGTCTCACCCAGAAACCTTCTTTAAATTCTTCAAATATATTGGGGGTGGAGGGGTTAATAATAATGTCCGCATCCATGAATGCCATCTGATCGTAGTCAGAGTTTTCAAACTGCTTGAACGCTTCATAGATAATGAAATGATTGGTGGGGTATGCAGGATCCTTATCCTCCTCTGTAAGAATTACAAAATCACTTCCGATCTTTTTAGCGTATGCTTCGATGCTGGGAATGCAATATTGAGCGTACTCTTGAGCATTTCCTGCAACTATTGTATAAATTACTGTCTTCATAATTAATATTGACTGTACCCTACATACTCGTTAAAGAGGGTAGAACAGTCTCCTCCTCCTATTACAGAGAGAAGATGAGAAGAGACTTTATAAAAAGAGGAATCAAAGAGAAGTTGTATTCTTTCTTTATCCGAGGCTTCATACAGATCTTTTATTAACGAGCCATAAAAAGGGCTCACCTGACGTTTATCAAATATACTATGTGAGCATACATGGGTTAACTGATCTTCAATGCTTGGCTCGTATTTCCAGCACTCCGAAGTAGGCACCTTGTTATCCCACATACTTTTTTCTAAGGTTTCAAAACCTCCAACAAAGATTTTGGGGTTAGATAGACTGCGGTAGTATAGCCCTGCTACTATATCGAAATGAATACCTTGGTCGCGCTTTACACAATGAATATGACTAACCGCACCGTATAAATATTCATGACCTTGATCATAAGTAATCTCATACCCCTGAGCCTGCATGAAGGCAGATACTTTATCGTAATCTTCTTTGTGAATAAGAAGATCAATGTCATTTTCAATCGAGGACTCCTCTGGGATGAGATGAAAATTTCGTAATGTTAAAAATTCAAAGTTCTTATCCAATTCTTCGAATGTTTGCTCTATAATTTCAGTCTTCTTCATTTAAATAAGCCGCCATTTGATAACCAGGAATGCGATGCCCTTCATATCTCTCAATAATATAATTGGGGTTGATAGCTAAGAGCTTCTCCTCCAATTCTACAGGAGGACTAGGGAAATAAACAGGGATATCATCAATCAAAATGTGATGTTTATTCGAGGAACACAGCTCTTTGATTAAATCCAATTCTCCGTAGGTGGGAAGAGGAGCATGTAGTGCGTAACTTCCACCTCCTTCATCATGAGCATCCAGATAGAAAAAGGTTTTTTTATTTAATTGAGGTAAAAGAATAGTAAACGCATCAGTAGAATATCCCTCGTAAATTTTTATATTATCATAATCAGAAAACTCATCGACGCAGTGCTGGTAGTAAGCGGTGTCTAACTCACAAGTGAAAAATTGCTCAAATCTATCTATTGCAATAGCCTTGTAAACTCCATTACCAAGCCTAGCCCCACTTTCCACAAAATATTTACACCCTTTACTGTATTGACGAAACCCATTTAGCATGTACTCATCATTCATGTCCACGGCTTTTTGTATTACTTCTTTATTCATTTTTCAATTCCTTTTATAGATTTTAAATTTTCTGCTGCCTCTACACAAGCGACCGCAAACTCCACAAATTCTGGTACTTGCATCTCAATTCTCCACACACCGTTCTGTATGTGAACAACACCTCCTTCGTTCAGTTCAAACTCTACAAAGGACCCTCGTTCTTTACTTATCTCTGCCTTAGACAGAATCTTTTGAATAACCCCCATATCTTATCTCCTTATAAATTCCAATTCCAAGGTGCTTTAAAAATCCCCTCGATGGGTTTATATGTGGGAGGATCATACCTAGAAAAACCTTCTAATTTTTTAGCTTTGATTGGAAGTATATCAATCAAGTAATTAATAGCTGTTTCTACAGAGTAAATTTCTGTCGCCTCCTCAATAACTCCACACCAATCAAACAAAGTATATCCCTCCATTAGACCCATATTTATCACAGGTAAATCCGTATCAACATCGAAGTCCAACACTACATTCCCTGGAGGAGTTCCAAAGTTCCTGTTAACTAAGCAATACTCAGAAGGAAGGTTTAATTTATTTTTTAAGCTCTCTTCTTTTTCATAATTTCTTTTTAAGGTAATATATTTTTGCCAATCTAAATAATCAATATTAAACGGTATATATTTACAAGCTGCTCTAGAGACATTCGAATTGAAACCAAAAAATTCTCTACCCTGCGGAGTATCAGCATCTCTCACATTATAAAAGGAATCAATACCCGAAGTGGGTATTGCTTCTTCTGCTACAAAAGTAATACCATCTGTTTCAAGATAATCAGCAATATACATCAATCCCGAAAGGAGGGGATAGTACACTTGATAACCCTCATCCACTAAATGATGTGCAATTTTCTGTATAAATAAAACATCCCCTAAACCTGCTGGCTGAAACAAGATACACTTCTTTGTCATAATAAATACTTCTTGTAAATCCAATCCTCTAGTACATCATACTCCAAGGACCGTTCAAAATTATCTTTAACTGCCTTCTCTTTAGACTCATACAACTCAGGTGTTAGCTGTGATAACTCAAAATCATTAGATAAGGTAATTATACCATCTGAGTTAAAATGATCTCCTATATCGGGGGTTCCCAAGTACACGGGGATTGTACCTGTTGCAAAACAATCAGTAATCTTTTCAGTGAAGTAAGTTTTATAGCAATCATTCTCTATAGCGATAGAGAACATATACGGAACTACTCCCTCTTCCTTTTTCTCAATTTCTTTATACCCTCTTCCGAACAAATCTAAAGAATCTTTCCATTTTATAGCTAACTCATTACGCAGCGCATGAAGAGGAGTTAGGTTTTTATTGGAAGTTACCATAGATACAAGCTTCGTTTTATCATGCAGTTGGGGTTCTTCAATGTAGGTTCCATATGCAGGACACCACTTAAACTTATCATCCAACCCCAAAAGCCTTTGATCGTGTGTAAAAATAGCATCATATACTTCTAGAATCTCCTGCTTCATTGCTATAATCTTTTCAACAAGCCCTGGGACAATAGATCTTGATTCTAATAACCAACCGAACTTCCTTTTTCCATCTTGCTTATCATCCAACGCAAGAAAAATTTCTCGATCTACATAAAAAGTAGTTGAGTTTGCTTTAGAATTAAAATCCCATTCCAAATGTTTAGCTTTCTTCCACAAGGTAGAAGTATAAGCATGTTGAAAAGGCCCCCCAATTAAATTAAATTTCTTTTTTGACATAAAAAGCGTCCCCCCAGGTTACACCATCCCAAGTAGTTTCTACTCTTCCTAGGCCGTAAGGCTTTAAAAACACATCAAGATCATCAACCATGCAGCATCCTTCATAAACCTCTGCGCGATTTACCTCGCACATTAAATAGTCTATGTGTTGTAAAATCTCGGTTGCGCCCTTCAACACCTCTAACTCATACCCCTGAACATCCATATTTATGAAATTATATGAAGCCTTATCTTCAATCACATTGTCTAGAGTCTCAACAGTAACCTTTTCCCGCTCTGGGAAGGTGATATGAGGATACTGCTGTAAATGAATCTTAGGTTTTAATATAGAACTGGATTGTCCTTGATTAGCAGATTCTACATACATGCTCTTTACAGAAGGTTCCGCGCCAAGAGCTACTTGATATAAAGTACTATCAGTTACTCTCTCCGACAAAACTTTATAGTTTTTAGCCAAGGGCTCAAAGTAAACTTTATTAGGATACCCCAACTCCTGGTAAATAGAATTTTCCTCTCCATAATGTGCTCCAATATGAAGAACACCTTTTACTTTCATTTCGTACTGTTGGTGCAATCTTCGTAAATCTAAAAGCATTATATTCTCTCCCATCTCTCAGGAAGGATGTCCTGCGTATCCTGCGCTCCATGAGGGCCAAACCATAGGGTAGGAGCTATTACACTACCCATCGTATTAGAGAGCCATGCACCCCACCAACTAAAGGTACTATTAGCTAGAACGTGATGGTAACATTTACTCATAGTATACAGGTCTAGATAATCTTTATCTAAAGAGGAATAGGAAAAAGTATTACCAAAGGTTTTTCTACACCAATCTACATCATCAGAAAAAATAAGAACCCTATCCTTATCTGAAATAGAAGCGAGAGCTTCTGTGTAATAAGAATTATCCAAGGTTGGATGAATAGTTGGGTGATCCAAATAATCCCCCCGTCTAACATGCAAAGAAACTACCTTCTCAGTTGCCAGATAAGGATACTCTTCTCCTATTATTTTCTCAATCTCTGGGGTAATTGAGTATAGGTCAGCAATTTCTTTTTTATAATTTTCAAAGTATTTTTCGCTTTGAAAATAACCATGTAAAAACAAATTATTAATAGGGGGGAGAGCCGTATAATGATGCCCCTGTTCATGATATACTCTACAATTTTTAAAATGGTCTTGTGAAATACTTTTCACATTACGCAAAATATTAGATTTATAAGTAGAAATATTATTTCCTTGGAGGGGGAGATGATGCTGCCCCTCTATCACTGAAAATAGAGTCCCTACTTTTTTAGCATGAGCAACTCCTGCGGCAACTTGAAAAAGTTGATTTCCTAATCCTCCTTGTATAAAACTTCCAATCATAGTGGTTGCCTATATGGTTTATCTGCAACTTCTATCGCACAGCGAGCTTGTTCAGATATAGATACTCGATCCTCGCTCAGGGGATTATGTCTATTATAAACATACAAAGTCTCATTTAGAAAGCGTACCCTAGGTCCCGCCATCTCTAAAATAGGGGCAAATATAGCTACATCGAACGCCGCACTTAGTAATTGATTCTGACTATCTTTCATCTCCCCCAGAGCTACGTTATCCCATAAAAATTTTCTAAAAGTTCTTAAGTGAGAGTAAGGCCATCCAGCGCGTATTTCGAATCGTGCTGGTCTTAATCCATCTACCTGTCTGCAAATAGACGGGGAACCATCAGTTGCTTCATAATTTCCATATGTGGCCCACACATCCTTATCCTCATATACCTGTGATAACCTTTTCAAGACATCATCGTGGGCGAGCCAATCATCCCCATCCACATGTATATAAATATCATCGTCTTCAGCTTTCTTCCCCAAATACTCATGTGCTACAATGTGACTATGGGCAATTCCCTTCTTACTATCCTTCTGTATTAAGATACATCGAGGATCTTTATTTATTGCTCTCTTAGCTTCTTCAAGAGTATTATCAGTAGAGGCATCATTTACAATGACTTGTACAAATTTTTTATAACTTTGCCTCCTTACAGATTCAATACATTTAGCAATCCACTCCTCGGAGTTATACACTGGGGTCACAATCAGAAAAGTTTTTTCCATCGTCGGTATATTTCTTTTTTATCCACAATAGCTGGATTATTAGAGGGACCGTTAAAGGGAATCCCTGCAAGACTACATTCCGCTTCTACTAAACCGAATGTTTCACTTCTGGAAGAATGATATACAACTTCTACTTGCCCATACATGGCTTCTCTATTATCCTGATGCCCCTCTAGAATCACTTCAGCCTGAGCGTCTAACAAAGGGCGCACAGACTCATCAAAATACAGCCGATCATTCCCTTCTCCAAAGAGCTTAATCTTAGCGTAACCGTCTGTAATAGCTCTCTGGACCGACATATGAGTTTGTTTGTTCTCATCCACACTCCCGACAACCCCTGCTACTCCATTATGTGGGTTCTTCCATTTCAAGGTTTCCACTATAGGTGGTATAATAACGGAAGGATGGGTAACTCCGTGCCATTTTTTTTGTTCATTACTCACAAAAACAATCGTATTGTATTTTTTATAATCTACTTTGTTCAGTGGGAATAAATCTTTTTCATGACAATATAAAATATGATTTTTACAAGCAAGCCCCGCTGGAACCTGAATGAAATGACTAATTACAGTATCTTCTTCATAAAATAATGCATCTTTAAGAAGACCCCCCTTGCACTTATCTAAATGCCACTCATCAGGTCCATAAAAAATGCACTCTACCCCATTCTCATTTAGTAAATTAGTTAATGCTATGTTTGCAATAGTCCCACCTCCAGGACGAGTCCAACCACTTACTAATTTAATCATCACTTGCCCCCATTAACTCTCTGTATAAAGCCAAACGCTCTCCTACCTTCTTATTCATATCAAAATTCTCCTCCGTTATTTTGAACAAATTCTCCCCCATCTCCTCTCGATGCTTCTTATCTTTTCCTACCTTAGTCAAAGTCTTAATCCACTCCGTTTTTCCTTTTTTAGGATCAATAAGATAACCTGTCACTCCATTAATGATCCACTCATCATAGGAACCAACATCAGACGCAACGAGTGGAACCTTATATCTTCCACATTCAGCCACTTTGATCTCAGACTTAGAATCATTAAATTCATTAGGTTCTAGGGGGGCGAGAGCGATATCCATGTTAGTAAAAAATTGACCGTACATCTCTGGTCCCATAGCATAATGAATGTCCCAGTTCTTTCCCCCCTTGAAGCCTCGCATAAGAATATTCCTATAACTTTCCCACACATCCCATTGCCAATCATCTTTAGGAGTATTGGGGGGTGGATGCCCATAAAAATCCCACCTACAATTTTCCCTGCCTACTCGTTGATTAACAAAATGAGGAACTCCCGCAAAATATTTTACATCTTGCTCATGATGGATGCCTCCAGCCCACCCAAATCTGCAATATTTTTTTCGAGGTGTAACTAACTTCGGTAAATTCCACCCAGGAAGAGTATAATCTATAGTATTTTTTATAACCACTATAGTGTGATCACAGTAAGGAGCAACTCTCTCAGCAAATTTTCGTTGAGTAACGGTCACTAAATCAGAGTGTTTATATATAAACTTTGTAATCTCACCGAGTCCCTTATCTTGGTACACTTTATACAAACGATGCCCTTCATATAAATTAGTAAGAAGATCGTCTGTATCATAATGAACGAATTTTCCAAATTCTTTACCCTTCCCAACAATTCGTGCAGTATAGTTTCCCCCAAAATTAGTTAAGTTATTTAAGACAATTACATCAGCCCATTTCATGTCTGCGAAGTCCCAATCGGGCTGCCATGTTCCATCCTGCTCATTCATTCCCAAGGGGTTCTTGTTCCAACGCACCTCTACTTCATCACCGTACAACTCCTCTAGTTTCTTGTACGGAGCAATCACACGGTAGTATGCACACCCTCCCTCATTAGCAGGGCAAGCTAGTATTTTTAATTTTTCACCCATAAGTATAAAAAATAAGGAAACACCACTGATAGGTGTTTCCTTATTATAGATGTATCCTATTTATTATTCAGAAGCTTTCATTGTTTCTTCTTCAACCTCATCTTCCAACCCCAGGATCTCCTTCAAGTCAGCAATCTTGTCTTCCGTATTTTGAAGATTCTCACGGGCTCCCGTTAGCTGTTGAGAAGTCTGCTCAATAAATTGAGCTACCTGATTTTTATTAGCCTCATATCCCTCTAGGAGGGTAGCCAAGTGCTCTTCCAACTTCTTATCTACTTTCATGCTTCTTCCCACTCTCCTTCTTCTTCTTCTTCCTCAAACGCAGCCTTAGTGGTCTCAGAAGAGTGAGCTAGGCCAAGGGCCGCGCCAACACTCTTAAGGGTTCCACCCAAGTCTACATTCTTATCCATAGGCAAGAGAGACTTGGCAGCTTTAACATAATGCTTCCTTTTACGCTTACTCAGAAGAGTAACAACACCCTCCCAAGCGGCAAGACTAGGAACTAATGTCTTACCAATACCAAAAACGGTATCAACAATTCCCTGGATCGCTCCCTCATCCATCTCCCCTCCAGCAGGGAGGTATGATGCGCCCGCCTTTAGGGCATCTTTAGAGGTCATTACAACCGAAGTCCCCTCAGGGATCTTAGCCTTAACAGATTCTGGCAGTTGATCAAAGGGGATAACCGCAGCGTCTGCTCCTTCCTGAACTTGATCTGCCGTAGTAAAGACTGTATCCTCCCCGAAGAGGTCCCCAAGCATTTGGCAAGAGGTCAAGCCGATTACTAACGAACAAGCAACAATAAATTTTCTCATAGTACTAACTAACTTTGTAGCTTTGTGAGGTATTCGTTATCAGGCACATCCTTGCTAGGGGCCGAAGTAGAACTACCTTGTACTGTCTCACCGCGCAGTGAGTCAGCAGCTTTTTTTACATCCTCGTACTCTTCCAGTTTCACAAGACCGTGGATCTCATGGAGAGTTTCCATAATACCCGCTGCTTCTTGCTTAGTCCCCAACTCAGAGGACTTAGGACGAGGTTGTGATTGATCGTACTTAGGCCACTGGCCTTCCATTTCTTTTACGATCTTGAAATCATGACCACTTTCGGGATCAGTAATGTCTCCGAAATCAGGGTCAAGCATTGCTCCGATAATCTTTTTAAAGAGGATCACTCCGATAGAGAGAATCTTAACATCTCCACTCTCTCTATCCAAAATGTTCATGTAGTAGCGAGCGCGGGGCTTAATCTTGCGGGCAAGATCTTCATCCTCACTCCTACCAGTCTTCCACAGAGCATAGTACATATCACAGAGAGGACACGCCTCCCCGTGGATCTTGCGACAGTGAACATTCCTGTTGTTGCCATCGGGTTGAGGAACCCTATGGATCTTAGTCTCCGCATAGAATTCCCTCTCTTCATCCTTCCAAGGGAGGATGCGAATGGCATTAGTGCCTTCAGGAATTTGATAGAACTTCTTGAGAAAGTCCGAGTTCTGGTTAGCGGAAGCGGGGTTCTGTAGTTGTTCGTGTTTTTTGCGTAGTGCTTCTAGGTCAATCATTTCAGTCTCCTGTAGTTTAGTGTTAGTGTATTATAGTAATACTACTTATATAGTTTAATCTCTTCTCGTTTATTTGCAGAAACTTGCTGCAACATGTCTTTCTTCTGCTCCAGGGATCGTACTAATCCCTTGAGTAATTCGTACTTAAAGGTAGCGTCATTCAGTTTGATGTCTTTCACTCGATAGTCTTCGTCACCGAAAACTAGATCATCTAGATCTTTGGCTGTTAATTTTTTAACAGTATGATTCTTTGCTTCCTTGCGAAGCTGGGATGCAAATTGTATTAATGCTGTACTCTCATTGTTCATCTGCCTCTTAGCTACCGACATAAGACCATAATAGTAGGAGTAAAGAGTAGCCTGTCGCATCATCTCCTGATCAATCATACCATCGTCAAAGCTGGACAGCGCATCACTAATATCTTTATAGCTATCCCAAGTAAAATTTTCTAATAGTTCGTTAAGTTCATCCATAATTTAGTATCCCCCTCCTCCAGTGCTTGGAACGCTCCCTCCTCCAGTAGACGGGGTTGGGGAACCTCCTAGTGAGGGGCTGCCTACTCCTGTTGGTATATTAGAGGAGCCTCGTTCATATTCTGCTACCACATTGTTGTAAAAATTTGGTTCTCTTAATTTCGTAGAAGATATAGGAACAGTAGCTGTTGAAGGTTGTTTGGGGGGAGGAAATAGAACATCATACTGAGCTTTTGCGACTATACTATAACCATCAAACCTCAAGTTATTCCAAGCAAGAATATCCCCAGGATTACCTCTTCCTCGGGTAACGGAGGGATCTCCCACATTGGACTCCACTATACCAAATTTATAATTTACAGGCATATAAGCCTTTCCAGTTATACTAAAGTGTATATTTCCCCCAGGCATCACAAATTCCCATCTTCCATTTCTGTAAATGCTTAATTTATCTGTAAAAATAAAATTAACATATGGAACTCTATTATTATTTATCATTTTTTTATTTACCACCATTCAATATTCTAAATAATGCAGGATTTAAATTTATTAAAAGAAGTAGAGAACGAGAAACAAGGGTAGTAAGTTCCTCATTTTGTGTTTCTCTAACAAGTCCTGTTGTCTCATCTCCCCCTAACCCACACAATTCTAGTACTATGTGAGTTAACTCATGCAGTACTGTCTCTTTTGCTAACTGAGGGTTCATATCTTTATCTAGTGATACTACTCCATTATCAAAATCAGTAAGACCGAAACATCTTTGCCCCTCTTCTTTTAGAACCCTCTTAATATCTACCCTAAAAGTACGAAATCCTGCATTAATTTCTAGTTTTTCTTCCTGAAGTCTCTCAAGAATATTTTTTTCTTTACTCATCATACGAGTCCTTTAATTCAGCCATCTTAAGAACGCCATAATCTATAGACATAGGCACAATAAACCTGGGTCTACCGTTCCTAGATTTAATCACATAACTACGCATTCTACCTTCATCGAACTCTTCCTCAGTCTGGTTCAGAGAAACTGCAAAATCACAGGTACGAATCTTACCATAAGAATCTCCTAACTCTGCATCTGTAATAATCTTAACCATCCTCCCCTGTCTGTTGGTTTGAGTAGCAGTCCAGATAAGGAAATCGTGTTCCATCGCAATCCCTCTAAGTTCCTCTGCAATCCGTTGTTGAGCCTGATACTCTTGCAATATCTCTCGGGTGGGGCGAAGTAACTCCAGGTAATCCACAATAAGAAGGTCTGGTTCAAACTCCTCGTAATTCTTTAGTTGTACCATTAGATTTCTAATAGTATTAATTGAAGCTTGACCTGTAGGGAACTCCTTAATTACGAGTTGGCAGCCAGGAAACTCTTTTTGGAACAAATCCAGCCGTTCTTTAACACTTAATTGATTAGTGGGTTCCTTCAATTTAAATTGAGGGATCAAGGTCATAACTGAATCAAACCTTTGAGCAATCTTATCTTCGCTCATCTCAAGAGAAATGTACAAGACTTTTCTACCCTCCACCAGGGAGTGAACCGCTTGATTAACCAAGAATAATGATTTGCCAACCCCAGGAGGCGCAACCACCATCGCTAGTTCTTTACTCCCCAATCCTCCCTCTAAGGATTGGTTGATAGAGGGCAGAATCGTCTTGTATTTTTTTTCCGTTTTCTTATTAAATATCCTATCCCATCGTCCGAGATAATCATCAAAGTAGGACTGGCCTGTGTCAATGTCTCGGTTAATTAGAAGAGCCTTCCTAACTAGAGCTTCTACTTCTTCAACCCTGTCTTCCTTTATTAGCGAAATACTTTGAGCAATCGCAGATTTCATAGCCTCCTTCTTGGCGAACCCCTCCACCAGATCAAGCATGTATTCGGAGTTACTTACTGTCGAGGTGTCAAGATTATTTACATAGAGAATCTCATCCTCATAGTCGGACACATTTTCTCTACTCCCCAGCTTCTTCTTGAGATCCTGAAGGATAAAATCATCAGTAGGGAGCTTATGATATTTATCGTAGTACTCCTTGATTACTCCAAAGATCTTCGCATGTGAAGGAAACTCAAAGTAATCAGGGTTAACTAAATTAACAATCTGTAGATAAAAATCTTTATCGGATTTCAGAAAGTAGAGGATTCCTCTCTGAATATTCTCACTAAATTCGTATGCCATTCCTAACCTTGTTTCTGGGGTTTTGTTATGTCTAGTTTGTCTTGGTTTATATCTTTGTAACCCATCTTGTTCGCTCTATCATAGGCGTCTGAGGTTAATTTTTCAGCCCTTTTCTTCTTTTGGTATGCTTCGGCTGTCCCTAATTTCCTGACTACCCCATCCTCTGCCATCTTATCCCATTTAAAATTAGCCGCCTTGTAACGAAAGGAATCATCATCCGTTCGCTCCTGTGTTTGTTTGATTTGACTATGTAAAAATCTATTAGCAGAGTCTTTATCATATCCTTTTTTAGCATGCTTTTTATATCTCTGCTTTACAGTATGAAAATCCATTGCTCCCCCTGTTCCATTTGCATTCCCACACCCATCATCCTTAAAAGAAATTGCCACGCCTGAGTTTTGCCAGTACTTACCGCACAATTTCTTACACTTAGGACACTTAGTTTTCTTTGGAGCTTTCCCTACAGGACAGTCTCTATCCCAATAAATACTACAGTCTCTACAAATCCATTCAAATATAGCCATAATTATATCACATGTACGCTGAATAGAGGCTTCCCAAAATAAGACCTACAACAACAGCAATAAATATTCTAGTCAGAAGGGTTACATCCTCCTGATATGTTGTGTAGGGTCTATTATCGTGCTTCTTTTTTTTCTCAGCTTTCTGAGCCGCAATTGCATCCTGAATATCTTTCTCACTTCTAAACACTGAAAGACTCTCCACACCCGCAAGTCTTTGAAGCATTAGGATTATCAAAAGTAAACCCTCTACCCATTAGGCCGTCTGAAAAATCAAGGATAGTATTATTTAAGTAAAGAAAACTCTTAGGGTCACATATAACTTCAATATCATTAGGCTGCCACTCCTTAATAGAAACCTGATCTAACTCATTTTTTTTATCATCAAATCCTACTGTGTAAGAGAAGCCTGAACAACCCCCTCCTTTTACACCAACCCTAAGAAAAACTTCACCTAGTCCCTGCTCCAGAACTATGCGTTTCATCTCAATCGCTGCTCTATCACTCATCATTATCATTTTGATTGGTAATCCTTTATTGCACTCTTAATGGCGTCCTCTGCTAGAACACTACAATGAATCTTAACAGGAGGTAGACTTAACTCTTTAACAATTTGCGAATTATTTATTTTCCTAGCCTCATCCAGGCTCTTACCCTTAATCCATTGAGTAGCAAGACTACTCGACGCAATAGCTGAACCACACCCAAAAGTTTTAAATTTAGCATCTACAATCCGATCTCCTTCCACCTTAATCTGTAACTTCATTACATCCCCACACTCAGGGGCTCCTACAACCCCAGTACCTACCTGTACATCATCCTTGTTAAATGACCCTACATTTCTAGGATTATTATAATGGTCTAATACTTTAGCACTATAACTCATCGTGTTCCTTTGGTAAAGGGGGTAACTCAGCATTAAACCAAGCCCAGTACCGCGCAAATTCTGCCTCTGTCATTTGAGACGGATGTTTATCCTCCACAAGCTCCCCCTGCAAGGGAACAGGCTTCTCCTGTTTCGATTCCTTCTTCATGTTCTTCCTCCCCCATATATTTAGCTATGTTCTCCTCAGTAAGAGGAATTTCACTAAGAGGTTCTTCTCCTTTAGCCCCCGCTCTATAGACTGTCAATCCTTTGATATAGGGGGCATAATCCAGAGCAACTTGGCTGAAATCTTCTGGCTCTGCTGTAGATGGGAGGTTGATAGTCTTAGAAATACACGAATCAATATACTTTTGAATCGTAGCTTGAACCCTG